CTTTTAATCGAAAAGGACTTCCTAAGGTTTATGGATTGATGGGTATCTTTAAAATTCTGAAAGATCGTAAATTAAAAAATCATATCGAATTATCTCGACGATTTGTTTTGTCTATTCTTAAATATTATGATTTGGAGGTCGATAAAGTTCAATACGACGTAGAATCAATTGTCCAAGAGTCAACACGATCAAAGACACCGGAAATTTCTGAAAAAGAAATTTTAAAGAGAAAAACACTGAAAGGTTTTATGCGTTATTATGGCATTAGTCCTTTTTCTTCAGAGGTCTCTCGCTATAAGATCAATCCTTACTTTCACTCTTCTAAGGGAGGTCCAAATGGATCCCCGTCTTGGTTGCATTACGCGCGAGACAGAGCATCTTTATTTTATAATGATGAGGAGACAAAACTCCTACGTTCATCTATCATAAGGTTGGCCGAAATTCAGAATATGCCAGGCATTATTTCCGAACTTAAGTATCCAACTGATGCTAATGATATTTCTTTTGTCAATAGTTGTCACACAGATCTTAAACCTGTCAAACACTCTAGATTGGCTTTCCTTCAGGACAAATCGGGAAAAACCCGAGTTGTTGCTTTGGTAGAATCATTTACCCAAACAGTTGTTAAAGAGATCCATCACTATCTTCAACGATGCTGTCTGAAGATTCCCTCAGACTTCTCTATGAGACAAAGTCAAGGACGCAATATGGTCTTTAATTTAACGAATGGAAAGTTTGAATGAATAGATAGCAAAGATCTTAAGGATGCCACTAACCGTTTTCCTGCGACTTTTATGCGAGAAATTTTAATTAGTTTCTTAGGCAAAGAGGTTGCTGACTTGTGATATGTCGTTATGACACAAAGAACTTTTACTTATACTGTTCGCGAGACCAAATTTTCTCTTATAGACGAAAAATGGACTAAAGTAACTGAAGAAGTGATTAAAACCTGTAAGTACACGGTAGGATGCCCAATGGGTATGCTATCATGTTTTGCAGCCTTCTCCCTTGCTCACCATTTTGTAGTTTATTACTCTGGTTGAGCAGCAGGATTGGTAAAATTGTTCAGTCGTTATGCTATTATAGGTGATGATGTGTGTATCGGAAACAAGAAAGTAGCTGATAAGTATGTTCAGATAATGGAAAACACATTAGGCGTGGTCATATCTAAAGAGAAATCAATTTCTGGAGATAGAACCGCTGAATTTGCAAAAATGATCGTAAGAAAAGGTCAGATTTATACCAGTATCCCTTGAAGGTTATTCAAGTTGTCTAGTCTGTATAGTGGAATGACATTGCAGTTAGTTAGAGATTTGTACTCACGTTATAATGGAGCGCTAGACCCAAAGGTCTGCTTCAGCGTAGGGTCCCCTAAAACAAGAAGGAACGCTAAACTTCTACTGACTTGTGGGCTTTTTTTCCGCATTCATAAAGGTATGGTAAATCATTCTTGTCTCGAAGCTATTGATTTTGATCCTTCCATGACAGAGCTTCACCCAATAGACAACTTACATCTCAAGAAACTCCAACTTAAAGGTCAAAAACCTCGGGAGTTCCCGTGACATACATTGTACCGCTGGATGTATCCGACATGGGAAGAGAAAGTTCAGATTTGGTTTTATTTATACCGAAAACCCTTTCTTAAGTTAAAGGTAACTAACAAACAGGAACTCCGTGCGTTTTGTCTTGAATTGATAGAACGTAACACACGAAATTACACTGTAGATTATGAAAGTTATATAACCTATACTGGACATTTCGGTAAGGCTTTTCTTGATGCCCGGATGACCCTGCCCCTTCGACTGCCCCCTGAATGGAGACACATAAGTTCCATGGAACCTAAGTTGCAAGTTGAGTATAATCCGGTTGGTAATATTGTCGCTTATTGTATTAAATTGACAAAGTTATTCAATGAACTTACCTTGAATGGCAAGATTTCACTGGAAACCCGTCTCCTTGAGGATTTTGGTGTTTTCGCTTCAGATCCTAATTATATGAGTTTAGACAAGTTAAAAGATACACTTGAACTTTTTGAGTGTCTCTCAGATCTTCAAGATACTAGAAACGATCTCGGTCTCACGAATAAGAAGAAACCTACTAAGAAATTTAAACTCAAGAAGGAAATGGATATTATGAGAAAAATAGGCCAAAGCCTACTCAATTATTGCCGGGAAGAGAAGATATTTGTTCCTACTTCTTGACCAGCCCAAACTTTCGTTAGAGTTTTGTAGAAATAAGATCAAGATAACTCTCAGTGGTAGTATTTTGGTAACCTTTGTCTCTTCGAAAATTTGTTACTATTACGCTTAAACCACAGCCATTATATGGCTAGGGTCTCCCCCCTTAACTGGAGACCGACACAGTGC